TGCCTAAAATAAGTTGTATAAAGTTGTATAAATACTTGCAAATGTGTGCATATTTTAGTATATTAACTATGTGGGAAAAATAATTAATAAGGAGAAAATATGAAAGAAGGTGCATTGATTGCGAAACTTAACAAGCTTTACCCAGGTATCAAAGCTACGCCAATGGCTGAGTGGGATGATACTGGTGAGGCAGGGATCTGGTTCAGAGGTAATGATGTTGGTGATTTACCCTTGTACGATTGCTACGAAGAGTTTGGCTACGAGGTGAATCCAGAAGTGGAGAAAGTATTAACAAAAGCTGGTTGGATGGCAGAGCCATACGATGCTGGCACATTAATGGCCTATCCAGGCTAAGGAGTGACTATGATAAACACAATAATTTACAACAAAGACTCAGCTGACAACGCGGTTGTCGTTGAAGATTATCCTTGGGGATATAAACTTAGAACCAAGAGAAAATATTGGATTGAGACAACTAAAAGAGGTGACAGACTTTGTTACCAGACTTTGAATCCAAAGACTGACAAATGGTGCGCTGTGAAAAAGAGCACTTATGCTGGCATAAAGGTTCTTTACGAGAATGAAGACGGCCATATCAAAACTCATTCTTTAGATCCTGCTTGGGCAAGCAAAGAATGGTTTGCAGAGTTTTTAGAGCTTGTTGACGAGACTAAGTTGACCGATGCTCAAAGAGCAAAAATTTGTGAAACCAAAACAATTCATCATTGTCAAAAATTTGTTAAGGTTGAGATAAGAAACGTAACCATGATGGATCCCGAAGAAAAGGCAAAAAAAGATGCCGAGCAAGAAGAGATTAAAGAAAAACTAAACAACTATGCCAACCACATCTATGGTGAGTGCTTGGTTAAAAATGGCATCGCTCAATGAAACCAATAAATAGAATATTTGTTGATATGGACGGAGTCTTAGCGGACTTCGTCACAGGAGTGCAAGGCCCAAATTTTCTTAACGGTCCACTGACAGATCACCTATACGACAATAACAAAATAAAGCTCAGCAACAAAGGCCTGTTTAGAGATCTACCGCCTATGAAAGATATGCAAGATCTTGTAGATTTTGTAAAAGATACTGGCATATATTGGGAGATCCTTACATGCACCGGTGAGCTGAATAGAAAAAAAGTTGCACAAGATAAGATAGCCTGGATCAAAGAACATGTAGATCCGGACGTAGTTATAACTTGCACACTTAAAGGCAGAGAAAAAGCCACCTATGCTAGAGCTGGTTCTATACTTATTGATGATAGAAAAAAGAATATAGATGCCTGGAAACAATCTGGTGGTGTCGGTGTAACACATGTTACGGCTGCAAAAACCATTAACGAAGTACAAGGGATCATAGATCTAGCCAATTACTTTCAATCGTAAATATAGTTGCTAATAAAGAGTCCTAGTAGTAAACTTTTATTACTAGGATTTTTTTTAACTTGTTTTATCGACTGACCTAGCAGACAAGCCAAGACGATAAAACCTATTTCCGTAGGAGGAAATTATGGCAAACACAACATTTAACGGTCCAGTAAGAGCCGAAAACGGATTTGAACAAATCACGGTTACAGCAAAGACTGGAGCAGTAACAACAAACTTCGACGTCGATTCGAGTGGTAATGTATCTGGTACAGGTACTATGAAAATGACTGGTGCTATGAACTATGTCAAAGACGTAGAAAGCCTTACAGCAGCTACAAAATCGCTAACCGCAGCAGACTCTGGTACTGTTTATTTAATAAACAGAGCAGCTGGTGTTGCAATAACTTTACCAGTAGCAGCAGCTGGTATTTACTATAAATTTATTATAGGAACAACAATTACTTCTAATGCTTTTTCACTAACCGGTGCCTCAGCAGTAGATATATTTGCTGCTTCATCTAACGTCCTTTTATGGGATAAAGATGCACCTAGCACAGTCAGCGCAAAACAATTTTATGCAGATGGCTCAGATGACGATGCTATGTCAATGAATGGTGGCACAACAGGAGGTTTCATAGGAACTGAGTTGCATTTATATGGTATTGGCACAGGCGGCCAAGGCAGTGCAACAGCAGTATGGCATCTAAGTGGTGTTTCCTATGCAGACGGTACTCTAGCTACTCCATTCGCGTAAGGAGTAAACTATGGCAACTAGATTAACTGGTTCAGATGTAAAGGCAGTCTTTTTGACTGCCGATACACAGGCCTTAGATGCAGATGGAATATCAACAGCTGCCGCAGTAGGCAATAACGCAGCACTTACAATAGGTGGTGCGCTTGCTTCTGGTGGTTCTTGTACTTTTGATGCAGGAAGGATCGTGACTATATTGTCAGCCGGGGATGATTCAAGTAAATCATTTACAGTGGTTGGCACAGATGTAAACGGCGATGCACAAACAGAATCTATAACAGGCGCTAATGCTGGTACAGCTACCGGATCTGCGTATTTTAAAACAGTAGCAAGCATTACAGCAGTTGGTAATCCAGCTGGTAATGTTTCAGCTGGTGTAAATGCTTCGGCCGCAGATGTAGTTTTTGCAGGTAGAACCAGATTACAAGGCGTAAATATGGTTTGCTCTGCAACAGCAGGCAATGTAGATTTTCTTAAAACTTCTCCTACCGGGACAAGTTTATTTAAGTTAGGAAGCGTAGCAAGTGCTACGGTTACTAGAGATATTACTGTACCAGATAACGGTTTGTTATTTGATAACGGGATATTCGTGCAGTATACGGTATCTACTTTTGGCACAATGACTGTTTTTCATGCTTAAAGGTGGCTACTAGAAAACCGAAAAAAGCGATACCTAAGACCACAAGAGGTAAAGGAGCTAATTACAGGGCCACTAAAAAAGGCGCTGGAATGACTAAGAAAGGTGTCGCTGCTTATCGTAAAGCGAATCCTGGATCTAAATTAAAAACTGCGGTTACAGGTAAGGTAAAAAAAGGTAGCAAAGCTGCTAAGAGAAGAAAGTCGTATTGTGCAAGATCTTTAGGACAGCTCAAAAAAAGCTCTGCTAAAACAAGAAATGATCCTAATTCAAGAATTAGGCAAGCAAGAAGAAGGTGGAAGTGCTAATGGCAATATCAAGATCTCAAATACCAAAAAGTGTAAAGAACCCAGCTTTATATAAAAAAGCAAAAGCTAAAGCAAAAGCAAAGTTTGACGTTTATCCGTCTGCATACGCTAATGCTTACATGGTTAAAGAATATAAAAAGATGGGCGGTACTTACAAAGCTAAAGGCGGCGCAATCAAAAAAATAAATAAAGTTGTTAAGGGTTTGAAAAAAGCTAGCAATACACACGCTGCACAGGCTAAAACATTATCAACCATAAAACTAAAAGAAGGTGGGACAATTAAAAAATTAAAACCAATACCAGCTGACAACAAAGGACTTAAAAAACTACCCACCAAAGTTAGAAATAATATGGGTTTTATGAAAAACGGTGGATCAGTTATGGTCCAGGGCAGAGGCTGCGGTGCTATGATGCAAAGCAAACGCAAGAAGACCAGAGTACCACGTGGCTAAGCCTAAAGGCGGACTTACTAAATGGTTCAAAGAAGACTGGGTTGATATAGGATCTCCCAAGAAGGGTGGCGGGTTTGCTAAATGTGGTCGATCAAAACAAAAAGCCGATGCCAAAAGAAAATATCCAAAGTGTGTGCCTGCTGCAAAAGCAGCTAGTATGTCTAAATCACAAAGAAGATCAGCTGTAACACGTAAAAGATCTGTAAAACAAGGTGTCGGTGGTAAGCCTACAAATGTTAAAACATTTGCAGCTTCTGGTGGTATCATAAATAAAAGTAAGCCAGGCAACTCTGGTTTATACGGTAGATAAGGAGTTTACTATGAAAGGAAAAGGTACTAAGTACATGAAAAAAGGCGGTGCCATGAAAGGTACAAAATATATGGCCAAAGGTGGATCTATGAAAGGAACCAAGTATATGGCTAAAGGTGGCGCGATGAAGGGCACTAAATATATGGCCAAAGGCGGTGCTATGAAGGGCACAAAATCTATGGCTAAAGGCGGTTCTGTTAAGAAAAGAGGCGTAGCAAGAGGCATGGGTGCAGCAACAAGAGGCGGCGACTATACAATCTAAATAGGAGGATTAAATATTGTGGCGTATTTAATTTCAAACATACCGCAGTTTAAATGCTGGGTAAGAAAAGAATTTACAGCAAATCATTCTGCTTATCATGGCGAATATTTGCATGCTTTGGTTATAGCAGTTAATACTCTGCCCGACAGATCACTATCCTTTCAAGTGGTTTTTACCGGGTGTGAGATAGACGACATGGAAGATGAACCTAACGTACACGGCGGAGCTATGTGGGCCAGGATGCCAATACAAGCTCTTGTCGCAGACATCCCTTTAGAAGATTGGCCAGAACCTATGGAAGATCATTTGGCGCAGCCATGGGACTGTCTAAGTCATCATCATTCGGTGGTTGTTATGGACCGTGTTAGCTCTTCTCCGTGGATCTGTAAGATAGGCGGTGAGTTCGTGACTGGCAAGTATTTATTTACGGTAGATTACACTGAAAATTCAATAGCAGACGATCCTGCTCAACATAAGCAATCACATGTGTTATATTTAACAGACGCTGGTGAGTATACTGGTAACTTTGTAGCACTACCTAACAATAGAGTTAGAGCTACAAACCCTGCTTTATGGCGTGTTGGAGAAGGAGCACCAGACTTTATGCCTTCTCAATGGACACATTCAGCAGAACAACATGAGAGTTATATGGATCCGAACATAACGTTTAACAATCTATACGCTCCAGAGGAAACAGAAGATGGCAACGAGTAATAGTAAAAATTTTGAACCAGATGTAGCTGAATATATCGAAGAAGCTTTTGAGCGTTGTGGTTTAGAGCTTAGAACCGGGTATGACCTTAAAACAGCAAACAGAAGTCTTAACATTATGCTTGCTGAGTGGGCCAACAGAGGCCTAAACCAATGGACCATTGCAGTTAAAACAGTTGACATGGTTTCTGGTACAGCTACATACAATGTAGACAGCACCAATGCTACAGCACCTATTGATGTGCTTGATGTATTTATTAGACAAACCTCTGGTAGTGAAACCACAGACGTACCTATGACTAGACTAAGCCGTGCTGAGTATTCACACGTTACAACCAAAACATCAACAGGTAAGCCGAATCAATTTTTTGTAAACAAACAAATTACACCAACGATTACAGTATGGCCAACACCAGATCTATCCAGCACTTACACAATTCACATGAACGTGCTAACAAGAATGGATGATGTAGACGCTGCAACAAATACTTTAGAAGTGCCTTTTAGATTTTATCCATGTCTGGCTGCTGGCTTGGCATATTACATTTCTATGAAAAAAAATCCACAAATGACTGCACAGCTCAAAGCAATTTACGATGAAGAGTTTAATCGTGCTTTATCACAAGATGAAGACAGAGCATCATTTAAAGTATCACCAAATCTAAGAAGTTATAACAGCGCATAATGGCTTTTGCATCTAACAAAAACGCTTACGGTATCTGCGACATTACAGGTTTTAGATACAGACTTAGAGATATGAAAAAGACTTGGGACGGTTTATTAGTAGGCGCAGATCAGTGGGATGCTAAACATCCACAGCTCATGCCCAAACCTGTGCCAGCTGATCCACAAGCTATCAAAAATGCCAGACCAGACACAAACGATGATAATACAAGGTTTTTAGTTTATAGTAGTGTTGGTGACGGCAAATTAGGATCTTTATTGACTACGTTTGAAGTAACCACTAGCATAGGTACAGTAACGGTAACAACAACATGAGTTTTACATTATCTACATTAAAAACAGCAGTCCAGGACTATTTACAGGTTTCTGAAACTACCTTTACTACACAACTAGATACTTTTATTAAAGAAGCTGAAAACAGAGTGTTTAGTATGGTACAGCTGCCAAACCAAAGAAAAAACGTTACAGGTACTCTGACCACATCAAATAGGTTCTTGGCCACACCGACAGATTTCTATGCACCTTTCAGTCTTGCTGTAGTAAGCAGCAATACTTACGATTATTTAGATTTTAAACATCCATCTTTTATTAAAGAATATTCACCAGGTACAACAACTGGTAAGCCAAAGTATTATTCTTTATTTGATGACACATCTTTCGAGGTATCTCCAATACCAGATTCTGGTTATACAGTGGAGTTACATTATTTATATAAACCAGCCTCTTTAACGAGTGGTAGTGACAGCGGTACAACATTTTTATCTACGGATTATCCCGAAGCTTTGTTGTACGGCACGTTAGTAGAGGGCGCAATTTTTTTAAAAGAGCCGCCCGATGTCATTGCCCAGTTTGAGGCAAGATTCAAGGAGGCAGTGAGTAGGATGAAAAATATGTCCGAAGGTCGCGGTACACGCGACGAATTTAGATACGACCAGTTGCGAACTGGCGTGTCTTAGTGAAGAGAATAAAATCCCTAGAAGGCAAAAGAGTAGCAATAATAGGTTTGGGTATATCCCAGGTTGACTTTGCTATAGGCGCACAGAACGGCAGAGAGTGGGACGAAGTCTGGTGTATTAATTCAGCTGCTGGAACTTATCCATGCGACAGGCTGTTTATGCTAGATCCTGCAAGTAGATTTTTTGACTCAGATGATGCTGGCCGTCAAACAAATGCAATGACCAAAATTCTTGGCCAAACCAAGTACCCGGTATATACCTGTGAGTTAGATCCTAGAGTACCAAAAGCTGTGGTTTATCCAATAGAAGAAGTGGCTAATGCTTGTAAGTGTGCTTACCTTAATAACACAGTAGCTTATTCATTGGCTTTTGCTATGTGGAATAAAGTAGCAGGTGTGGATCTTTACGGCATTGACTTTTCTTACAAAGAAAATATGCACCTTGCAGAAGCTGGCAGAGCTTGCGTTGAGTTTTGGATTGCAAAGCTTATGGAAAGCGATATTACTGTCGGTATCAGCAACAGATCTACAATCTTAGATTGCAACGTGCCAGCACCAGAAAGGCTGTACGGTTTTCATAGATTAGAAAAGCCATTAGTTGCAATACCTTACAACGGTAAATTTATTATTGGTGCCTATGATGATATTAATGAAAAGCTTGAAAAAGAAGGCTTAAAAATTAATGAAGATGTTGCACCCCCGGAGCCGTACAAAGGATGACCGATAGTTTTATAAAGTTAGGCCAAGTGGCTGTTCACACTACCGAAAACAAAGGACATGATCCAGAGTTTTGGGCAGCACAAGCAACAAAAAAAATATGTGAGGTTTCTATGGAAGCACCAGAACATGTAAAACAACAAGCAATAGCTTTTCAAAACCAAGTTTATACTGTAATCTTACATAGTATAAAGAACGCAATAAATTCTAAAAATGTGACGTATGTGAATTTATTAAGGCAACAAGGCCATGAAGACATGGCTAAGATTATTAAGGAGCTTTAAAAAATGGCAATTACATCTGCAATAGCAACAAGTTTTAAACAAGAAATACTTGTTGAAGGACACAATCTTACAAATGGAGCTGATTCTATTAAGTTAGCTTTATATACATCATCTGCAACTATGGGCGCTTCAACGGCAGCTTTTACAACAACCAACCAAGTATCTGGTACAAACTATTCTTCCGGTGGTGGTACGCTTACAAATGTAACGCCAAGCACATCTGGAACTACAGCTATTGTAGACTTTGCAGACTTTACGTTTGGCACAGCTACAGTAACAGCTAGAGGTTGTTTATTATATAATTCAACAAATTCTAATAAAGCACTCTGTACCATAGATTTCGGAGGCGATAAAACAAGTACAGCAGGTGACTTTACTATTGTTTTTCCAAGTCCAACAGCTACAGGCGCAATTATTAGATTAGCTTAAATATTCTTTGGTTATGGTAGAATTTAAAAATGCCACTAACAAAATTTAATTTTAAGCCAGGAATAAATAAAGAAGAAACCGATTACTCAAACGAAGGCGGTTGGGTAGACGGTGATAAAATTCGTTTCAGAAAAGGCCGCGTAGAAAAAATCGGTGGCTGGGAAAAATCATCATCCAATACATACATAGGTACAGGCAGAGCTCTGCACAGTTGGGTATCTCTTGGAGGATCTCGTTTTTTGGGTTTAGGAACTACAAACAAATATTATATTGAATCTGGTGGTGTCTTCAACGATATAACACCAATTAGAGCCACTACTACTAACGGTATTACCTTTGCTGCTACAGACGGTTCTGCAATTATTACAGCAACCGATTCAAGTCATGGAGCTGTAGTCGGTGACTTCGTAACCATAGCAGGATCTGCATCTTTGGGCGGCAATATTACAGCTGCGGTTTTAAACCAAGAACAACAAATTACAGGTGTGCCAACAGCAAACACTTATACCTTTACAGCTAGCGCTACAGCAAATGCAAGTGATAGTGGCAACGGAGGCTCTGGGGTTGATGGCGTTTATCAAATTAACTCTGGCTTAGATTTCTATGTTGCTGCAAGTGGTTGGGGATCTGGAGCATGGAGTGCAGGCACCTGGGGTTCTGCAACAGCAATAACCGCTGCTGGGCAATTACGTCTATGGACACACGACAACTACGGTGAAAACTTAATTATAAATCCAAGAGGTGGTGGTATATTTAGATGGGTAGAAGACAATGGATTGAGCACTAGAGCTTTAGAGCTATCTGGTATATCTGGCGCTAGTTTGGTGCCAACAAAAGGTTTACAAGTTATTACATCTGAAACCGACAGACATTTAATTGTATTAGGTGCTGATCCAATATCTAGTGGTTCAAGAACCGGGACCATAGATCCGATGCTTGTAGCATTTAGCGATCAAGAAAACGAGTTAGACTTTCAGCCTTTAGCTACAAATACAGCTGGTTCTGTAAGGCTGTCAAGCGGATCCTTTATTATTGGTGGCCTTAAATCAAGACAAGAAGTGCTTGTCTGGACAGATACATCTTTGTATTCTATGACTTTTATCGGACCACCGCTCACCTTTGCGATAAATTTAATTAACGAAGGAGCTGGCTTAATTGGTCCAAAAGGTGCTGTAAATGCACCGAACGGTGTTTACTTTATGAGTAAGAACGCTTTTTACTTTTATAATGGATCTGTGCAAAAGCTGCCTTGTTCAGTACAAGACTATGTATTTGCAGATCTTGATTTAGATCAAGCTTTTAAATGTTTTGCTACCCTTAATAGCGCTTTTTCAGAAGTGTGGTTTTTCTACCCTTCAATAGAGGATAATACACGTGAGATCTCAAGATATGTTATTTACAACTACGAAGAGAATAGTTGGAGTATCGGATCACTTATTAGATACGCTTGGCTAGATACAGGTATTGAAGACAAGCCTTTGGCCACTGCAAAAGTATCATCTTCTAATTTTTTATATCAACACGAAACTGGTTTCAACGATGACTTGTCATCTATGGACGGTGTCTTTATTGAGTCAGCTGATTTAGATGTAGCAGACGGTGATAGTTTTGCTTTTGTAAAAAAACTATTACCCGACATTAAATTCAGTAAAGCAGTAGGTACAGATCCTACGCCTGCAATGAATATAGTTGTCAAAAGCAGAAACTTTGCCAATCAATCTCTGACTACAGATTCCACAACACAAGTTACAGAGTCAAGTACCTTTGCAAGTCTTAGAACAAGAAGCAGACAAGTAGTGCTTAGGTTTGAATCAGATGATGACAATACAGTAGACAGCAATAAAAAAGATTATAAGTGGCGACTAGGCTCAACAAGATTAGATGTGGTTCCTTCTGGACGTAGATAATGGGCAAGTTGCTAGAAACCAGGTTGCCGAATGTTACAGGAAATGAGGTAACACCAGAGGTTTTTAACAGATTAGTAAGAATATTAGAGATAAATCTATCGGCTTTTGATCCAGACTCGGTCAGACACTACACAAATACCGAGCTTGATGAATTGCAATTTGCAACAGGCTCGATTATATTTAACTCTACAACGAGCGTTCACCAAGCCTTCGATGGTACTAACTTTAGAAACTTGTATGAACATCAAACTTATGTAAGCGGAATATCTGCTACAATGAGTTTAGGAACAGTGAGTGTTACAATAGGTTAATTATGGCATTACAAGATACTTTGAATAAAATGTACGGAGCAGTCTCAGCACAAGAAGCATTGCCTGTAAATATGGATCCGGGTTTTAGTGTTTCGCCGCCACCTATGTCACCAGAACAACAAGCAATGGCAAAAAGAATGAGTGAGCAGTTTATGGCCACTCCTCCTCCAATGTCACCAGAACAAGAGGCTATGGCAAAAAGAATGGGCGAGCAGTTTAGTGTTTCGCCAGAGGATTTAATAGGTCAAACTACGCGTGACATGACAGAAGAAGATCAAGAAAGATTAAAAAATTTAATTGAACAAGGAAAAATAAAAACGGCTGCACCGCTTGCTGAAATAGCCGAACAACTTAAAGCAGCTGGAACTGGCGAAGATACACAGCTAGCTCATTTACGTCCAGGAGAAATGGTTATACCACCAGAGTTTCTTGAAGACGAGCAGTTTGAGTCAATGCTTGAAAAAAAATACAACGAATTTAATATAAATCCAGAACAAGCCGTAGTCGGTGCAGGTATTGCAAGTCTAAACGCAACCACAGGTTTAGAAGAGTTTGGTTTCTTTAAAAAGATAGGCAAATCTCTTAAAAAGGTAGCTAAAAAGATAGCGCCTGTTGCTGGCCCTCTAGCAAACCTAATACCTGGAGTTGGGCCTTTGGTAGCTGGAGCAATCGGAGCTGCAACTAACGTAGTTGGCGGCGGAGGCCTAAAAGGTGCAATATCTGGAGCTTTAGGCGGCTATGGTACTGGTAAGGCTTTGAGCGGCATAGGAAGTTTAGGTAAAGTCGGAGGTAAACTTGTAGGACAAGGAAATTTTAGTGCATTAGGTTTTGGTGATAAATTAGGAGCCTTAAAATCTGGTTTAACATCTGGCAACTTAGCAAGCACATTTTTTAATCCTGCTGCGGGCGATAAAGGTATGTTTGGTGGAAGCATTGGACCTTCAATAAGAAGCGGTTTAGGCAGTTTAACTGGATTTGGTCAACCACAAACCTATGATACAAGCGAAGCGATAGGTACTTTAAATGGAAAACCAATAACAAGAGCTGACCTAGCGAACATGACTCCAGATCAAATAGGTCAAATGCAAATGACACAAGCAGCTGCAAATGATAAAACATTAATGCAAAGATTAAGCGCTAAATTCTTACCGCAAGGCGTTGAAAACATGTTGGGCACAGGCCCAGGTGGTGGTGGAATTGGTAGCATATTTGGCGGTGGCGGTTCTGGCGGAGGCGGTGGCC